GGTGGCCGCATTGAAGGTGCCGTGCAGCAAGGTAGCCGCCGCGAACTGCGGGCCGCCCGGGGTCGCGCTGCCGGTCATCTGGGCGTATCCGCCCGGGGGCAGCACCACGAACTGCTTCAGCGTTGTGCCGTAGCGGTTGCGGCCCTGCGGATTGACCGGAAAGACACCCGATATCTGCAGCGTGTCGCCCACCACGCACTGAGTCGTGTTGCCGGCGCCCAGGCCGGAGATCTCGAAGGTGCCGGACTGTGCCCAGCCTGAGGTCAGCAGCGCCGTGCCGCCTGATGGCGCAGTGGCGGCCGCGAGTACCGGCGTGCCGGCCAGCGTACCGGTCGTGTAGTTGGCAATGTTCGGGTCTTCGAACCAGTCCGCCCCGGCCGTCTTGGCCGCGACCATACCGGTTTCGAACAGCTCGGCGATGCGCGCCTGCGGGTTGAAAAGGCCCTTCAGGGAATCGGTCATGCTCGAGTTGGCCAGCGGGTGAATCACCGCGGTCGGCATCATGCCCTTGGGCATTCCCTCGGAGGCCAGGATCGCGCGCGAGTCGGAGAACGACTTGAAGGAGGTCGGGACGGTGCCTGGGGTGCCGACGCGATTGGCCGTGTTCTGCATCGCGAAGAATGCCCCGTCGTTGTCGACCCGGTTCGCGGCCGCGATGCAGGCCGGCTCGATGAACCGCTCCTCGAAGTCGTCGATGTCCAGCAGCATGTTGATGGTGTTGAACTGGATATCGATGTGGTATTGGTACAGGATGTTCACCGGGACGAAATTCTCGGTCGACGGCTCCACATTCAGCGCCGGGCCGAAGGTGCCCAAGTAGCGGGGCGGCAACCTGACATTGCAGGTCGCGCCGATCTTCTTGCCCTTCTGTCCGAATTCCTTGTCGTACTGCCTATTAAATTTATCGGTCAAAACACATTGATTGGCAAGAACCGGCAGCGCCCGGTTCGTGATCATCGAGATCGTTAGGAGCGTGTTGGCCACGGTCTATGCACCTCGCGTCCCCACACGGGAACGCCAACGGAGACGAATGTCCGCTGTCTTGCCGCTCCGGTGCGCGCGGCTCAGTGCCGCTTGCGCAGGCTCAGATTGACGTGGTGTTTCTTCGCGTAATCGTTGATCATCTCGCGCGTGTTCATGTCGCGCGGATCGACCTCGACCGCTGCACCACCACTGCCATTCAGAGGCTTGATCACCGGGGCCGCAGCGCGGGCCCTGCTCGGACTGATGTCCGTCTCGTCGTCGCTCGAAGCAGCGCTATTCTGCTGTCCGTTAGTGCTTGCTGACTTGCTCGGCTTTGTGCCGTCTTGTGCCTTAGAGTCGTCGGCTGTCCTGGACGCCTCGAATGGCTTAAGGGTACTCTCGATTTTTCCGATTGTCACTAATTGCTCATCGGGCGGCAATTTGGCGAGCTTTGCCAGAAGATCCGGATTTTTCGCCAGATGGTAGCCAAGCTCGGCGAACATCTCGGACTTCTGCATGTAGCCGGCCACTACCGGGGGCACCTCGGTATCGACCGCCTCGGTCACATCACGAAAATCCGGAACCAGTTCCAGGGCTTTCGAAATGCGACCTTTGGCGACCTCGAGGATCTCGGCGGCCCGGCGCTCGGCCGCAGCTCGATCCTGCTCCTCGGCCTGCGCCTTGAGCTTCTGATCGACCCTCCAGTCGGTCATCGCCTCCCAGTACGCCTCATCGGTGGCGAACTTGGCGCGCTGCGGTTTGCTTTCCTCCGCGGTTGGTGCGGGCGGCTGCGCCTTGGCCTTCAGGTCCGCCAGTTCGCGCTCGATCGCCTGTACGCGCGATTCTGACAGCCGGCGTTCCCTGTACTGGACCGCGGCGAACTCCTCGGCCTCCTTCAGCTCGCGATGCTTCTTGCCGATCGCCTTGAGCATCTTGGCCGACAGCTCGCGCTTCTGCCGCAGGGTCAGGCCGTTTTCGTCCTCCACGTCCTCCGGATCGGGCTCCGGATCCGATTCGCCAGCTTTCGGCGCCGGCTTGCCGTTGGGCTTGTCCGGTTTCTGCTCGGCCGGCTTCTCTGGTGTCACCGGAACGCCCGGGATCGGCTCCTGCGCGTCCGCTTCGGCTCGCAGCGCCGTAATTTCCGCCTTGCTGTCGATCGTCACCACGGCCATTTCGCGCCTCCTAATGTTTCACAGAAACATATATGTCCCTGATACGAGCGTTCAGGGCCTGCAGTGAATTCAGTTGGCGCAAGCGTTTCACGAACAGGGATTCGTTCACGAACCGCCGCGGCGAACCGCGCCCATCTGGATTCGCTTGTCGACGCATCGCCGGACTGGAAAATTCCATCATTGCCCTCTTTGCTCCGCGTTTAATCCAGCCGACACCATGCGATCGGCGTCGGTCGCTTTCCCGGCCTGGTCGATCCGTGAGTCGATGATCTTGCCGGCTGCGCGTATTTCCTCCACCGCGATGGCCACACCGGCGCGCGTCTCGGTGTCGTGGATCTTGGTCTGGGACGACAACTCCGTGTCGTGTGCCTTGACGACCGCGGCCATGTGCGCCTTGGTAATACCGGCCTTCAGATCCTGCTCGAGCTTCTGCAGCTGCTGCTTAAGCGCCTGATTCTCGTTGGCCATCGACTGCACGATCGAGCGCGCGCGGCTCGATAGCCCGGCCATGATCTTCTGCAGGCCCTCTGGAGTGGCCGCCATCAGCCGGTCGGCCAGTTCCTGCATGTACGGATGGTCGATCGAACGGAACACCAGGTCCGGCCCGGTCTTGGCGATGATCTCGGCCAGCGGGGCGACCTTCAACAGGTCGATCAGGTTCTCGGCGCCCTCTTCGCGCTTGGTCTCGTAGCCAGGTCCAGTGTCCATCACGACGTCGTAGGTGCCGATCGACAGATCATTTTTCACGCGCGCGATGCCGCCTGCCTCGTCCTGAACCTGCTGGTTGATCGCGACCATCTCCGGCGTGGAGTCCTCCCCGATGATGCGCTGCATGCGGCCCGGCTCGGAAAAATAGAACGGGATCCACTCGACCATCACGCGCCAGCACTGCGCGATAGCCAATGTCAGGTTGTCGTAATACTGGAAATGCGACTGGTCGGACAGCCACTGTCGGCGCTTGATGGCTCGGCCGGACACGACCTGGCCCTGCTGATCCTGCCCTGGCTCGTTCGGCATGCCGGCGACCGCCATCAGGTTCGATCGCATGCCTTGGACGAACTCGGAAAAACCTGCTTCGATCTGCGCCGGCGGTTGGCGGCTGGGCGGTGGCAGAAGCATTGGGCCGCTTGAGGTCTCGATGATCACCGGCTTCGAAACCAGCACCGAGTAGGACTTCATATTCGCGTCATTCCATTCCGGATGCCCATCGAGCTGGCCTTCCATCGCCAACCAGGGCGCTTTCGGCGCCAGCCCGAGCCGCTTGATCTTTGCAACCTCGCCATAATTGACCATGCGCTGCGGATCCATCATGGTTTCGACCATGCCGCGGCGGCGAATCCGGCCGTCGATATCGGTGGTATTGCCCTCAACGCGGAAAACCGGAATCCAGCTGCCAGGAATCTGCTGACGCTCGACCACTACCAGGCCGTTGAGCCGGAACCACTCGACCTGACGCTTGACGGAATCGCGCTCTCCTTCGATCGTGGCGCCGCGCTCCTTAAGCGCGCGTTCCACGTGGAACATCACCACTTTCCCATCTTCATTGCGTGGTAATTCGGAGCGGTAGCGCGTCAGCTCGGAACCATCGGCAGCGCGAATCAGGTAGAGCTTTTCTTCCTTCTCCCGGATCCGGAAATACTCGGCCAGCCGCACCTCTTCCTTGTCCTCCCAGTTGAGGCGCTGCTCATCGCGGCCCAAGTCATTCCAATTGACGTTCTGAGCACCCGGATAGCGCCGCTTGTACTCCTGCCGCTTCATCTTGATGCTGATGATGTTCCAGTTCTGATCAGCCCCGCTTGGCATGATCGCGCCCGGATCCATCGACACCGTGAACAGATTGCGGATCGGCAGAATGCGCAAATCCTTTTGAAAGCTGCGCGGCTCTACATACTCTGCGATCAGCCGAAAGTAGCCCACGCCGGCGCCTACCGCATGGCTTGCCGCCGTGTCGTAGGCAACGGAAGCTTCG